TTCAACACATCGTTATCAGAAGAAGTAAAAAACTTCTGTATGTTTAAAACCGATAATGGTTACGAACTATTTTGTAGGTATGAAGTTTTTAAACAAAATGGTCTTTTTCATGTCAGACAAAAATATAACTACACGGAGAAAACATTTTCTTCATTAATCAATGCTTTTTCTTGGTGTGTGTTTGATCATAGGAACAAAATATTGAAAGCCAATGCATTAGAAAAACTAGATAACTATCTAAATAGTGCTAATTTTGATATAACTCTTTACTCTAAACTTTTGACAACAAAAAATTTGTCCATCGAAAGTGAATCATTGTATTTGAACAAACTAAACGAAGGTGAATTGAAGAAGAAAAGGATAGAAAAGGAAATTAATTTCTATAATAAAGAAGCGATTTTGTGGCAAGAGAAGCAACTCTATGCACAAAAAAATTAAAAGGTATGATAAATACTTTATAACTATTTCAGAAAGTAACACTATGAGATTACAATCATTTGACTCTAAAAAAACCGCTGCTAAGGCTCTTAAAGAAAATTACAATGTTAAATTTGATACCAGCAGGCTAAACAAACATGAAACAAAACTCATGTTGAACAAAGTCAGAAAACTTGCTATGGAGGCAAGGAAAGAAAGTAATTTTTATGACATAAAAACAAATCCATCCTATATGAAATTAGTTTTTATGGAACAAGCTTTAGTTGAGCATTACAATGTTTTATTACGCAATCCTTCTGCTAAAATAATTGTTGAAGCTAGCAAAGTAGAAGAATCACAAGTTTATTTGGCTGCACAAGAAATAGTTGATAGTGTTCAGAAAATGATCGTAGATGTCAGCGATACCTTAGTTAAAGAGTTACCTGCATTAGTTCAAAGTATCACCTCTGATATTGGGGTAAATCAAGGTCAGCAATATGAACAAAAAGTAACTGAAACATTGAAGAACCTTTCTGCTCAACTTGATCAATCCAAAAAAGAATTAGAACAGGCGTTAATGATTATTGAAGGCCAAGACGTTGGATTCCAAGACGAAACTGAACCAGATATGGGAATGGATGCATCTGAACCTGACATGGATATACCACCAGCACCTGAAATGGCTGGTGATGAAGAATTAGACGATTTTGAAGAGCCACCTGAGACAATGGAAATTCCTGGTGCAGGAAGATCAAAAAGATAATTATGTTTCTTTTTGAATTCAGTGATGATCCAATGGTGACTAGGTTGATTGCCGTCACCGATCAATTAAAAACGGATTTAGAAAAAGATAAAAAAAAGAAGCCAGAAACATTAGATGAATTTCTGGCTTATTTGCGTAAGTATGATATTACATTAGATCAGAATGATCTTTTTAAAATGATCAAAAAACCTCCTCTGAAAAACATCATCAGTGATATAAAAAATAAACAAATTATTTTCAGGGGATATGAAGAGCCAAAAGAACCAAAAGAAAAAACTGATAGTATTGTCAAGCACATGGCTAAAAAAGCTTCAAAGCTATAAATTTTACCTATATACTTGAAGTTAGGTAATTAATAAGTTAATATAGTTATTAACTTGTATTTTACATGACTAAACTTATACAAAAATTTGACTATCATAAGCTTAATAGGTTAGACACAGGAAATGGACGAAGATATTTAAGTCCAGATGGTGAAAAACTTCCCTCTGTTACAACTGTACTTGAAGCTACTAAAAGTGAAGAAAGTAAAAAAGCTTTACTTAATTGGCGAAAAAGAGTAGGTGAACAAAAAGCAAAAGAAATTACTACGGAAGCCGCAGGCCGCGGAACACGTATGCATAAATTTCTTGAAGACTATATTAAAACAGGATCACTGAGCGAGCCTGGTTCTAATCCATATAGCAAACAAAGCCACTTAATGGCTCAAACTATTATTGCTAATGGTTTGGTAAATTGTGATGAATTTTGGGGAATGGAAATATCACTTTATTTCCCTAAAATCTATGCAGGTACAACCGATTTAGTTGGGATGCATAATGGCAGTCCTGCTATTATGGATCATAAACAAACCAACAAGTTAAAGAAAAAAGAATGGATTGAAGATTATTTTTTGCAATTGGCAGCTTACGCTAATGCACATAATGAAGTATATAACACCGATATACGTAAAGGTGTGATTTTTATGTGTTCAGCAGATAACATATATCAAGAGTTCATAATTGAAGGTAATGAATTTGATCATTGGTCTAATCAATGGTTTAAGCGTTTAGAGGAGTACTACACTAAGTTCCTTTGAAAGTGTGTGATAAATACACTAAAGTAGAAGGAATTAAGAATGGCAATAGTCCAAATTTCAAAATTACAACAAAGATCAGGCAACTTAGTAGATTTACCTCAACTAGACGAAGCTGAATTTGGTTGGGCATCTGATGTAAAAAAACTTTACATAGGTAAAGAAACTCCAGTAGAAAACATTGAAGTTTTAACTTCATATTCAACTATTAGTTTCAGTCAGATTGATGGCTCTGTTGGAAATTTAAACATCGTGCAAGGTAATCTTGCTAATGGACAAGTTTTAACATACACCGGTACAGAATGGACTAATCGAGGAGCCACTTCAGGCGGATTAATAAATTTAGGTAATGTATCAAATGTAAAAATTACAGGCGGAGCAGCAAGTTATGTTCTAACTACTGACGGTACTGGAAACTTGTCATTTAGTCCCCAAGGTGTTTTATACACAAATATATTAGCGGTTTCTAGTGCTGCAACAGGTATAATGACCGTAGCAAATACTACTCCTTATACAAATGGACAATCTATTACTGTTTCAGGAGTATTAGGAGCTAACGCAAACACCGTCATAAATGGTCAAACACTATATGTACAGCTAGCAGTTGATTTTGCTACAACCGGAAATGTAAGTTTATACACTGATTCAGGATTAACAACAGGTTTAAACACTACAACCTTAACAGCAACTCCAAATACAGGTATTGCAACTGCTGTATTAAGTACGGGCGGAGGCGTAATAGGTGCAGGTGGTTCAAATACACAGGTGCAATTTAATGATGGTAGCTTCCTTGCAGGAAACAGTAACTTTACATTTAACAAAACTACTTCAGTATTGACAGTGGTAGGAAATATCAGTGTAGGTAATTTAACTGCAACAAGTTCAATAAGTGGATCAACACTTACATCTACAGTAAGCACTGGCACTGCACCACTTACTGTAACCAGTACTACTAGAGTTACAAACTTAAATGTTGCAAGAGCAGGAAATGCAGATAGTTTACAGACCAATACACAAACTACAGGTACATTTTTTCCTGTATTTGTAAGTGCAAGTTCAAATGCAAACTATGCATTGAATAGTAATACAAATTTAGTGTTTAATGCAGCAACAGGAAATTTATCTACTACAATTTTAAATGCTACCGGTAATGTATCTGGTGGCAATATTACCACTGCTGGTGTTGTTTCAGCTACTGGTAATGTATCTGGTGGTAATATTACCACTGCTGGTGTTGTTTCAGCAACTGGTAATGTATCTGGTGGCAATATAACTACAGCAAATACTGTTTCAGGTTCTTTGTTGACAGGAACACTAACAACTGCATCACAGCCAAATGTAACAAGCGTCAGCACTTCTTTTACTAATCTTACATTTGCCAATGCTCAATCTATTACAGGAAACAATTTGTCATTGACAACAGGTGCAAATACCAACCCCGGTACTATAACAGGGAATTGGACTTTAACAACAGGTAGTAGACTGCAAGCTACATATGCGGACTTAGCAGAATATTATTCGGCAGATGATTATTATCAGCCAGGTACTGTATTAGAATTTGGTGGAATGTTTGATGTTACTTTAGCAAGTGACGGGACAAACAAAGTAGCCGGAGTAGTTTCAACTGAACCAGCCTATGCAATGAATGCAAAATGTCCTGGATTAGCAGTTGCAATAGCGTTACAAGGAAGAGTTCCATGCAAAGTAAGAGGTAACATAGAAAAAGGCGATATGTTAATTAGTGCGGGAAATGGATTCGCTAGAGCTTCAATGAATCCTACAATAGGTTCTGTTATAGGGAAAGCATTAGAAAACTTTAACGGAACAGAAGGTACTATAGAAGTAGCTGTAGGAAGACTGTAAATTTTATCCCATTTGATAAATACTTGATACATTCACATAGGGTGAATTTATGCAGTACCCACTGCGTAGCGACTAGAACTCGCATATTTAATAAAGGAAAAACAAATGGGACGTCCTCTTAAAATCGCAAAAGCACAAGCAGTCGTAACACTTACCGCAACTAATGGTACTACAGAAGTAGTTACAACAAGTGCAAATTTCACAAACTTAGGTATTATTGCTGGCATGACTTTTATTCCTGCTAGTAACGTAGGAAATTTAGTAGCTGGCACAACATATTGGATTCTTGAAGTTATAAATTCAGGTAATAACAGTACATTTACAGTTTCAGCAACTGATTTGTCAGCTAATCCAACTTTTGCTAAGTTTAATTTAGGCACTACTTCTGCACAATCAGTCGCGCTGACAGTAAATGTAGTTGATGGATATTTCAATAATCCAGAAAGTGGTCCTGGATATCCAGCAACAAACACCAGTACTTATTCGGTAGTAGGTGGCAACACCAGTATTTACGGTAAACAAGTATTAGTAAGCGTCGCAATTGGTAGAACTGGCAATGGAACAATTTACGGTGACACTGGTAACACAAACATATACGGACAAGATACAGATTTAGCTAACACACTTTCTGTAGGCTCAGCGGTTCAAGTCGCTGTAGCAAATGTTAACGGTTCAACTGATTATGTAAATGTAGGTTTTGTTGGTACCTTGACCGGTTACATCACTGTTGCAGTAGCTAATACAAATGCTACTGGTAATGTAATACGAACTTCAGGTAATGCTCAAACATTATTCGTTGGTGCACCTGTAACATTTGATGCAAATACAGGTGGATTGACAACTGGTACTGTATATTTCGTTGATACTATTGCAAATGCATCAGCATTCACAGTAGCGTCATCACAGTATGGACCTCAAGTTCCTGTGACAACTGGTACTACTGTTTCTAATGCAACTATTGATGTTGCCGTGTTAACAGCTAATGCTACTGCAAACTTCACCAATGCAGATTATGTATACGCAAACGATGAAGCAGGTTATATTGTTCGTCAAAAAGGTAAACAGAAGTATTTGGTAACAGGTACAACAACTGGTTTAACAGCTCCTTGCTTTACTGCAAACGTTGCTAACACAGCTTTGACTCCTAATACCATGAGCATTATTGCAACATATGCTAATTCTTCAACAACAAGAGTACAAAGTCTCAGTGATCATACTCTTGAAATATTTGGAACAGGTAACGAATTGCCAAATAGTACTCCAGCATTTGCAACATTCAATACTGCATATGCTGCTAATACATATGGCGGACAACCTTACCCAATAGTAACAATTAATAACGCCTAAGCATGAATAAAACCATTGCTATTGCTGTAATTGAAACCAGAGACCATATTGCTGCGGAACTTGCTGTTCTTAGTACACTTAAAAGTACTCCTGCTAGTAAGGTCTACTGGGTAAGCAATCAAAAACCACGGGATGTATTTGGTTGTGAAACTCATTGGATACGTATTCGCCATTTTGATCCTACTGAAGAAGTTTTTAACAACTGGTACAGTAGAATTACACTAAGATTACTTCCTAGTGTAGTAGATGCAGATTTCAATATTATAGTACAGAGCGATGGTTATGCATTCAACGAGAAGGCTTGGACTGAAGAATTTTTACAATATGATTATATAGGTGCTCCTTGGCTTTGGTGGGGTACATTAGAAGAACAGATTGGAAATGGTGGATTCAGTCTTAGAAGTCGTAAACTGTATGATGCTTTAATTGATTGGGAACCTGGTTATTTAATTGAAGATTGGCCTTATTTGCCACTTCGTTATTATAATCCAGGAAATAAAGAAGGGTTAAGTGAAGATAATCTTATAGCAGGGCCATATAGACCCATATTAGAAAAAAGATATGGGTGTAAATGGCCCTCAATTGATTTAGCCCATCGCTGGAGTATAGAAGGGTCAGAAAGTTACAATAGTAATTGGTTTAAGAACAGTTTAGGCTTTCATGGCCGAGAAACAGCTTTACACTATGGAATAAAGATATCATGAGTACAATAGGCGCCGCTAAGATTCAAAATCCTGAAACAGAAATTGCAATTCTTCATGTGCAAGTTAAAAACATTGAAGAAAAAATTTCTGATGTAAAGGATGATATCAAAGAAATAAAAGCTTCAATTCAGGAAAATTCTGAAAGACAAATGAAACTACTTGAAGCTACTAGAGACGCCAGTGAAGAAGCACATTCATCATTATCTAAAAAAATATCAGCACTTGAAAAGTGGAGATGGATGATGATGGGAGCAGGTATAGTAATTGGTTCGTTGGGTTTCGACACTCTATCAAAACTGTTAAAGTAAACAACAAGGGGAATCATTCCCCTTGTTTTACTAAGTAATTTACCTTTTTTTGCACCACATCAAAATTTATCATATTAAATAACCCAGGATGTAATGGTTTAGGAAAATTACCTAAATTCACCCATGCATATCCCAAATGTTCTTCATTTAACTTAGGGATAAATTCATCTTGAATCTCACAAAAAAAGGTATGATAGATAAAATTATGATTTTCAAACTTTTGTAACGGCACTAATTTTGCATTAGCAGGCCAATATTCTAATTCTTCAATACATTCTCTTTCTAGTCCATCAAATAAAGTTTCGGTGTCTTCAATTTTACCTCCCGGAATCCCCCAACAGTAATTTTTACTATCGTTCCTTAAAAGGTATAAGAATCTATTTGTGTTTTTACTGTAGAAAAAAACACCTGCTGACACATTGAAACAAGACATTTAAATCACTATACTAAAATCACCTGCTTCATAATAACCGTCATATGATTTAACCCATTCTTGATCTACAAATCTATATTGCACGTTAGTAGTAAGATTGGTTACATATTCAATTGTAGTTGTTGCTTGAGAATCAAAAGAAACTTCCCATTCTCCTAATCCGCCATTGTACTCAATAATATCATTTGCGTTTGCAACTATATCACCCCAAGCTGTAGTTGGTTCAGAACCACCCATATTCTCAACAATCAAATATCTTTTCCCGTTGACAGGCGCCGGTAATCCAGCCCCTGGGCCAGTTACTAGTGGATTTATTATGCTATCTACTGGATCTAATGTGTTTGATGGTAATGTGTCAGGGTCAATATTGTAAATTAGTAATCTATCATCATCTGGATCATAATCAATAGTACCCACGATATCATTTTCCATATATGGATTCTGTAACCATATTTGAGATATACCTGGTCTTACTGTACCATATAAGTTTAAATTTGAATGCCAATACAATGATGTATCAGGTGGTGTTGGTAAATCAAATGTGCTATTAGGAGGAACAAAGGGTTCGTTCTCTGGTAATAATTGTAATCTATCACCTAACAACAATACTTTATATCCATAAGGAGTAATTTTTTGTCTGGTACCTAACAATAGATCATCATCTTTCATATCCAATAATGCAGAACCTTTGTAAATTGATGCGATAATTTTTTGAATTACTCCCATCTTCTTAAGTTTAGCAGGTGTGCTTATCCATATTGGCATATAGAATTTCCAACTCAATACATCAATTGGATTAGCTGTGCCTTGTGGAATCGATCTTGATGAAAAAGTTAATCCGTCTTGAAAAACAACAGACAATGAAGTCCAATCTAAGAAATTTTCAGTACTTTGAATTTCAAGAGCAGGATTAAACAATGCACCTAATTGTTCTATCAACTCTAATTTTTGATTGTAGTTTGTAGTCCAAAAATCTACAGTTATTCTCAATGTGTAGGGTACTGGCATTAATCTTTCAACACTAAATGCTTGACCTTGTGTTGTTTCATAAGATTGTGTAGTGCTATTGTATGTACGTTGTCTTACTACTGTTTTATCTACGAAAGTAGGATCTTGAGTACGGCGTTGATCGTATTCTAAACCAGTTATGTAATAGGTAATCATAGGTGCGCTTGGAAGATTACTTGCACTGTTATTTGCAATAATGGTTGCTGCTTGTCTACTGCTATCACCATACATAATAGGCACACGAACTAAGATTTCATTGCCGTCTGGATCTTTACCCTTGGTTACATACCAATTTGAAAAAATTTTCGCAAACTGTATCAAAAATCTGCGAATTTGGGAATCATAAAAGAAATCTGCCAATTTGTCACCTCAATAATAAAGTATTTATAGTAATCAGTTTTCTGAAATTATTAAGTAACCGGTGGTATAGGATCAAATGGTTGTGTTAATATCGTAGACAATGCTTGTCTGCTTGGTATAGTAGATCCATCAGTCAATGTAACCTGATCTCTATTATTGATAAAGGTAGATAGTAAGTTTTTACTTTCATAACTATATCCAGTTGGAGTTCTTACATTTTCAGAGATTTTTACCCATAACCTACCACTCCAACGATACAATATATTAGGTTTGTAATCAATTCTAAGGAAATAATCACCTACTTCTGGGTTTTGCGGGAAAGCTAATCCTGTACCTACAGGGAATCCGTTAGGAGCATTTCCGTCTCCTGTTAAATAACCTTGTGTATAGTTAAAGTTTAATGGACTATATCTACTTATGAATTGGAATGCAGGATCAGCATCTGCTCTAAAGTCCATCTGTGGAGTTATTGTTCCAGTAAATCCAGGAGCAGTGGGATCTTGATCAGCAGTTGCAAATGTGTTATCTGCTGTACCATATGGTCCTGTTATTGCGCCTAAGGATCTTACACTAATCATATAAGTGCCTTCAACTGCACCTGAATTTGAGCCTATTCTTTCAGGTGGTTGAACTGCGATTTTTAAAGCCGCATGTACAAACTTATCTAATTTATCCGATATGTCCATGTCAACCGTCATATCATAGATGTTTTTAAAAGTTTGTTTTGGAAGTTTAATTGCAGGACTAGGTTTTTTATATTTAGGATTGTGCATCATCATCACAACCCCAGGTGGTCCATCACTTGAAATTGTCAAGTTTATAGGAGGAGCCGGTTGTCCAATCTTCCCAGACAATTGTGTATTTGTTTCCCATTCACCGTAAATAGGCACAACATACAAGTTTGTATTGTTGTACCCAGACAACGGTACAATTCTATTTGCTTCTTCTAGTTGAGCATTGTTAATTGAGATATTTGTGTTGTAAGTTGAAAGTATATCGCTAAGTGTTTCACCTGTATCAAGTTCCCAATATGTGGCATTAGGAGGACTTTCTCCTGCTGGAACTTCTGCAATAGAAATATAATTCTTATCCCCAAACGTTACTGTATAACCAGCAGGATATGTTTTTGTTGAATCCCAAGTTCCTAAGAAGTTATCAGTTTCAACTGGCTGCTGAAGTATCTGACTAAACTCTTGACTATTAACCAATTTCTCACATTTTATACGCCACAAGTGCGGGAACCAAGTTTGACTAAAACCCTCACTTGCAAAATTTGCATCTGTTATTTGATAAAAACGTTTTAGTGCAACAGGTATGGTTTCTTTTAGTGGGTTGTAATCTAATAAATGCGGTAATTCAATAACATCACCGACCATCAACTTTCTACCTATTATGTCTATCATGTCGTTATAATGAACTGTGATAAAAAGGATGTCGTTGTTCAAAAACAAACCAAACTGACTTAAATCAAAATCTAAATTCTGTACGTTATAATGCCCTCTTAATCTATAAATGTTGTCGTCATAAGTTCTATCACGGTTTTCCAAAAACAATAGGTCTTGAATGTTGGTAGGACTAAGATTTGCGTAATCAT